GTTTATGGATAAATTAATAAAGAAATATGGAGAGAGTGAAGTTACTCCTTATAAATTATTACAAGTATACGAAAACAGCATATGATAATATTAAGAAATATATTAGCTACAATAACTGACCCTAAAAATACAAGGATGTTTTTATTAGGTGGTATTATAGTGTTATGTATTTTGCTATTAAGACAGTGTCAAGCTACCGATGATGTAAAGAATGAAGTTTACCGAGTTGAAAATAATTGGAAAGCATCACTAGACACAATTGAAAATTATATTGATGCTAACGGTAATGCGGTAGCCGAGATAATGGCTTTAAATTTATCGCTAGAAGAAATTGAAAATGAATTAGAATTTGAAAAAGGGAAACCGCCAATAACTATAATTAAAACCGAGACTGTTATCAAAGAGGTTATTGTAGAGGTACCTGTATTTATACTTGATACTGTTATAAATACTGTGATTGGAGATTTTAATTCAGCTTTAACATTTTCAGATAAAAAAGAATGGGGTAAAAGCTCTAGAACAATTGATGCTATAATACCTTATGAAACTTCTGATAGTCTTATATCGTTTGGTAATGCTAGTATAGGACTAGAACAAAATATATTTTTAACTGCATCATTAATTAAAGATACTAAATCAAAAGAATTATTTGTAAATCTTTTAACCGATTATCCTGGAACTACATTTAATAGTGCCGAAGGAATATTAATTGACCAAAAGAGTAAAGCATTTAAAAGTTTACAATATGAAAATAGAAAAACATTAGGCTTAGGTTTACAGTTAGGTGTTGGTTTAAGCGGTGAGCAGATAAGCCCATATGTAGGCATTGGTTTAAATTATACACCAAAGTTTTTACAATGGTAAATAAATAAAAGGAATGGAATCATCTAAATTTATACAATTATCCGACGGTATTTTATTAGAGTACATATACACTAGTCAAACTAGCCCAACGGAACTTAATACATCCATTTATCCTATAGAGATAATGAGAGATGGTCATACTGATGGTAGCTATCTTTTTAATACTGATAGTGTATCTGCAGAGATGGGTAACTATCGTGATATTTCAGCGGCAGCGATTAATAAAAATAAAACACAATATGCATATTTAGATACTGATATTGGTGTACCTTATAATGACTTTGATCCTGAGTTAACTGATAGTGCAAATTTACTACAGACATTTAACCCACAGCAAAATATAGCATATGATAAAATAAGAGTACATTTTGTCGCAGGGTTTACTTTTACAGGCTATGACGGAATAATATTTGAAACGCTAGTTCCTAGGAGAGATGGTACTTTACTTAATTTATCTTCTATAAATTTCTTAAAAACTGATACGCCTGTATTTAACCCAGATCCAGTTTTAATTAATGATAATCTTTATGCTACATATATAGAATGGAGAGTACCTTCATTATTCTTTATGAATAACGGTTTCAGTAATGCTGTACCTAACGGTTTAGGATATCGTCTAACTGAAGGGCAGGGATTTCTTAGTACACCTACTATTACATTTAAAGCTACCGGTATTTATGAAACGATTATTGATAACGGTTATAACTATTATAATGTAGAGGAAATAAATGCAGTAAGTTTACCTAGTAGAGATATTTATGATAATCTATATGCAAGTGTTGTAGAGGCAGATGGCGGAGATTATTTTGAACTATCTGGTGAAGTAACCGGTTCTACTTTTTCTAATTTTATTGCTCAGTTAAATTCATCAGGTGGTGACTATGTAGTATTTCATGAAATTAATGTAAGCGAACAAATAAATACTTCATTTGTTAAAACAAGTACTCAGGTATTTACACAAACTACTAATTTTGATAATCCTATTTTATTTAGGCCTATTATTTTAAATAGTGCTATTGCTACATCTTTTTCAATTAATTACCTATTAAGATTATACAATAGGGCAGATAACACGCAGATTTTAAAATCAGCAAAACTAACTTCGTTTGATGTTAAAAAATATGGTAGACGATTAATGAAAATTAATTTAGGTGTAGTTCCTACTGTTGCTAATGTATATAACCAATTGGCTAATGATGATGGTTCAAATATTATTGTTAATAATGGGGGTGTTGGAAATAACCCAGGGCAGACGTCTACTGAAATAGTTGAACAGTTAGTTGTAAAAAATAAGTATATTACTACGTTTAGAGATAGGATAAATGTAAAGGCTGCAATTTCACCAGCTAAAATACAAACAATAACAGATACAGAAGATGGCAGTACAAACTAACGAGACATTTACATCTAATCAAGCTGAATATTTTAAAAGATTTACATCTCTTAATCCTACAGCTGAAGCATTGCCACAAGGCGATGGCCAAATAAGAATTTCACCATTTGATGATTATGTAATTTTTACAATATTTGATGAAACTGGTGAAAATGGTGACTTAGCAGATTCCCCTATTGATTTAAGTAATGTTGGTACTCTTACTTTGGTTTTTGTTGGTGAAAACGATGAAATAAGAATTCCTAATTGGACACAGGTTGAAAATGTTGACTTGGCGCAAGGTCAAGTCTTATTTAGAATAGATAAAGAAAATTCAAAAAAGATATTATCATTAGATAATAAAAACTTTTACATATCAACCAGAATGGAAGATGAATTTGGTATTAGTGATGAAAGTGTTTTATATACTGGTACATTTTTAGGCTTAACTGATGCAGCTCAAGAAAGTCTAACAACAAAAATGAATGCACAATCACTACTGTATTCTGAAGAGCTGGCTAAATTACAAGGTGAAATAGATGTGTTGAAAACTACAGTAGGACAAAGGAATCAAACTATATCAGAAATGGTAGCAACATTAAATGCATTAGAACAGTCAAATATTTCATTAAGTGATGAGAATGCTGTATTATATGAACAATTAGACCAATCACAATCGGATCTTATAGTCGCGGAATCAGCAGCTGCACAAGCAGCATCAACCTTTATGAAATCTGCAATATCACAGCAATCAGGGCTTAATATAATATCAAATACCGCTGCTGCTAATACTAATAATACTTCGTACTGGGAAAACGCATCTGCTTTAAATGAACAGTTCAATACATCAAACAATCCTGTTACAGGTGGTCTTGGGACATTTATTGTAGAAAGTGATGGTTTACAAGGTACGACAGGTAGTGGAAACCAACTCTTATAAAAATAAAATCATATGCTATTAAGCGCAAGAAATAATCAATTTAAATTTGAATTCCCTAGAAATTTTATCCCTAAGGAAATTGCAGATAAGTATAGACCATATTTAAATCGTATGCCAGGTTCAATGATTAAAGAACCGATAGACTTTTTTAATTACGGAATCCAGTCAATGAATTTACCAGGACCGAGTTTTGATGCAGTATCACAAAATGACTTTCCAGGTAATACCAGAAAATTTAGAACTAGTTTACCTAAACAAGAACTTTTTGATAAATCGTTAACTGTTACGATGCAAGCCTTTGATGGTTGGATTAATTATTGGATGGCTGTTGATGTTTTTGATTATTATTATAAGCAGAGTGGCAAAACTCCATTTGTACCTGAAGGTGTCGGTTTACAGATGATTGATGGTGAAGGGCAAATATTTGTAACTGTTCAATTGAAAGATATGATAATGACTGGTGTTAGTGCATTAGATTTAAACTTCTCAAGTAACACAATTGAATTTCAAACATTTGATATTGAATTTAGCTATAACGTTTTAGAAACTATAGTTAACTTAACCTAATATATAAACAAATAGAAAAGCAATGAAAACATTCAAAGACTATCTTACGGAATCAACAAATGATTCAATAGATATACAAGATTTACTAAATGAATCTCATGATTTAACTGAAGAACAGGAAACTGCAATTGATAATGCAGTAGATAGAATTATGGAAGAACATAATAATGGTAAAGACTTAGAAGTTATTATGGAAGAAATAATTAATGAAGGTATATTAGGATCTGTTTTAGGTGGTCTTACTGGTTTTGCTTTAGGTAAAACGGTAGGAAAGGCTATCGCAAAAGTACTCGGTATTCAGAAAGGTGCCTTGTATGATTTATTAACTAGTCGATTAATTGGTGCTGCATTAGGTGCAGTATTAGGTAAGCGCATTTAATTCAATATAATTGATTTACTCAGGTATAGATTTCTCTCTTAATAGTCCAGGCGCATGTACACAGGACAATAAAGGCAAATACACATTTATTACATTCTTTAATTATGGTAATAGGGTATGGGATGAAAAAGGTAGAAAAACACCCAAATCATTTTCGGTTCATAAAGAATTAATGGATAATAAAACAATATTAGGATTCCCTTATTATAGACAAGTTAAAGATAAAGACTTTTTACTCAGAGAAAGGGAAAAACTCACAGATGGGCAAAATATAGCCGACTTAATTTCAAATATTTTAATAACATTATATGGGACACAAAACCATAAGATTGCATTAGAGGGATTCTCTTATGGATCAAAAGGTAATTCTTTTATTGACATAGTCCAATACAATACATTTTTAAGAAATGAAATTGTAAACTCTTGGGGTGTAGAAAATATTTCAATTTATCAACCATCACATGTTAAAAAATTAGCAGGTAAAGGTAATGCAAATAAACATTACATGGTAAAGGCATTCCAAGACGATGTTTTTAATGACAGTGATTTAAGGAAAACTAAATTATGGAAATGGACTCAAGGTAAAGACTTTACAGAAAAGATCCCTAAACCAATAGATGATCTTGTAGATGCGTACTTTATATTAAATGCAAATAAGAAAAAGGAAAGTGAACAGTAAAATACTTTATACATTAAAACCACAATATACTTAAATGCTAGTAATTAGATACTTCTCTTTCTTTAATTAGGTATATTTTATATATAGAGTTTAGAATTTAGTTTCAGAAAATTATGATAAAGGCAATAAAAAATAGAATATTTCTTAAAAAAGATGAGCAACCAGAAAAAATTGGGAGCATCTATGTACCGAAATCTGAAGGCCAATATGCGCCACCATATTCAGGTGTTATATTATCTGTTGGTGAAGATATAGAAGATTCAGACTATAAAGTAGGAATGACAGTATTATTTCATGACTTAGCAGGAACTGAATTTACTTATAACGGTGAAAAGATATTCAGTATTAGAGATTCTGATGTAACAGCTATTATAGAATAATTTTTTTTTGTTTAGTGTGAAACTAAATAGAGATATGAATATATAAATAACAAAGGAACTGATTATTCAGTGACTTATAAACAGGCATATAACAAGGCAAAGTATATTGGCAATTCCCGGGCAAGTTAAATAGGCAGCGCTGCGTTATATCCATTAATTAATAACAAAGTAAAATAAAAAGGCAATTAAAATGGCAAATGAATTCGACATTTTCAGTGTAAGCGTCAAGGACCTTGACACTGGAGACAGACCTGCACCAAGCAGCGATCTGTACACACCAAAACCCGATCAGGGGCAAGACGGTACTTACCGTTCACTAATTAGGTTTCTTCCTAATGTAAAAAATCCACGTAAACCTTTCGTTCGTAAATATGTCTATTGGTTAGAAGATAGAGACGGCAACGGATTTTACGCAGACTCACCTTCAACGGTTGGGGATAAATGTCCGGTACAGGATATGTTCTTTAAACTTAGAAACTCAGAATCTGCTGTAGATAAAAAGATGTCAGAGGGACTTAAGCGTAGAGAAGTATTTTATGCATTAGTTCAAATCGTAAAGGATCCACAAAACAGAGATCTTGAAGGTCAAATTAAAGTAATGAAATTTGGTTACAAGATTAAGGCTAAGATTGATGAGGAATTAAATCCACAGTTTGATGAACCTACTCAAGTATTCGATCCGTTTGAAGGAAAGAATTTTGAATTAGTAATTTCAAAGAAAGGTGGTTATCCTAATTATGATTCTAGTAAATTCCAAGGTAGCAGAACTGCAATGGAAATCAGCGGAGAATCAGTAACAACTGATGATGCTGGTAGAACTGCAATTCTTGGTTACATTAAGGATGCACCTGAATTAGGGAACTTTGATTATCGCCCATGGACTGATGAGCAGAGAAATAAAGTAATGGGTGTACTATCTCAATTTAGTAATCCTGGATCTTCTATTGATACTGTGACTCGTAAGCAAGCTGCACCATCTCCTGCAAAATCTGAAAAGGCAGCGGCGTCAGTAACCGAAACGGCTGTTGCAGGATCTGCATCACCAGCGGCAACAGAAACAAAATCAGAAGATTCTTCTAAAGGAGATGATTTTGATGATTTCATTAATGGTTTAGATCTTTAATGATATGGCAACAGAAGTATTAATATCTTCTGAAATGAAAGCTCGGATCATCGATAAGGTGGTCCGAGTTCTTCATACTAACCATTCTCACTCTGAGAAAAGAAGAATATTAGAAAGTAAGGAAAGATTAAATTTTGCATGCCCTTATTGTGGAGACTCCACGGATTCGGTAAGAAAGAAGAGAGGTAATCTTTATTGGAATAATTTACAATATCATTGCTATAATTGTTCAGCACATGAAAGTTTAGACGTCTTCTTAAAAGACCATAACGAAAACTTTGAAGGAGAAGAAAGAATTAATGTAATTAATTTTATTAAAGAAAACCGTAAAAACTTTTCATTAGGTGAAACTTTAGAGTTTCATTTATTTGAAATGGCAAACAATTTATCATTAACGTTTGATGAGGTTGCATTAGGTTTTAATGTCTATCCAATAAACTCATTAACATATAGAGCATATCCTTATTTAAAAAGTAGATTACTTCATCATAAAACTGAAAAGTTTGGTTATGACCCAAGACGAAAGGAATTGTATGTATTTAACCTTACACCTAAAGGAAAGATTGTTGGTTTTCAAGTAAGAGCATTAGATGACAATAGTGGCCCTAAATATAAAACATGGAATATTGAAAGAATATATGATAGACTCAAAAAACCTTTAAATGTTTCAGAAGAAGAATTAGATTCTCTTAATAAAATATCAATGATATTTGGTATACTTACAACAGATTTAAGTAGACAGTTTACCGTATTTGAGGGTCCTATAGATTCATTCTTTATGTCAAATACAATTGGTCTTACTGGTGTTAAAAAACAAATATTAGATTTTGATGAGATTCCAACTGTTAGATATTTCTTTGATAATGATATTGAAGGAAAGACTAAAATGATACAAAAACTAAAAAGAGGTAATACTGTTTTTATGTGGGACAAGTTTTTAAAAGACTTTAGAATACCTTCTAAAAAGGTAAAAGATTTAAATGATCTAGTTAAATATGAATATAAGCATAGGACTGGGTGTTTAAATGAGTTGGATAAATATTTTACAAACAACCATTTAGATCTTATATTTATATGATAAAAAATTATAATAATTTTGTGACTGAACAATTTGATGATTTTTACGATGACTTAGAAACTTCCAAGAAAAAGCTTAAATTATTTACTAAGTTTAAAAAGATTGAAACTGACGAAGTAAAAAGTAACTTTTCTTTACCTCAACCTAAAAAGAAGTTTCAGCCAAAGATTAAGAATTACAAAAAGATTAATAATAATAAAGGAATATTTTAATGGCATTTGATGATACACAGATAAAGGAAGCTAACGAGCAATTAGAAGGTAGATTAACTTCAGATAGAAACGATTGGAAGTCAAAGATTAAAGATCTTGTTTCTAAACTGAAGAATATGAATGAGCTGGCCGAGTGCCAAGTAAGAATGTTATCATATAGACAAATCTTATTAGATAAAGTAACTGATTTTAAAACTACCATATATAAAAGGAACGCCACCTGGGATAGGTATTACAAACAGCAATACCGAGAATATTCAATTAACTATGATGTTAAGTTAACTAACGGTGAAAAGAACCAATTCATAAAAGCTGATCTTTCATCTCTTAGGCAACAAATTGATATGTTACAATCTCATATAGATTATTATTATGAATGTATTAAGACATTAGATAACATGGCATTTGCAATAAGAAACAGAATTAATCTGGATGATAAGGAATTTTAATGGAACTATCTCTGTCCGAAAATAAAAAGTTTTTAGTAATTGATTCATGTACCGAATTGGAGTATGAACAGTTAAAATCTAGTCTTACTAAGAAAATAGAAGGTTGGAGATTTCACCCTCTAGTAAAGAAAAAGGTATGGGATGGCAATATTTCATTTATTAAAAGAAATAAAATTCCAGCAGGCCTATGGAAAGAAGTAATTGATATATGTAAAGAATACGATTACCAATTTACATTAAACGGCATAACCGATATTTTTGATACTTCTATAGATGAAGAAACCTTTAGATCTTGGGTAGATGAGTTTTTTGCTACATCTGAAATTAAGCCTAGAGATTATCAAATTGATGCAGCAATAAAGATCTTAAAGTATAGAAGGTGTTTAGCTGAATTAGCAACTTCTGCAGGTAAAACTTTAATTTCATTTATGGTAGTTGCTTATATGATGGAGCAATTAGGTAAAAAGAAAATCTTAATGATAGTACCTAATGTAAGTTTAGTGGTTCAAGCAAGCGGAGACTTTGAAGAATATAATAAAGGTAGAGTACCTATTAAGATTCAACAAATTTATGCAGGTGTAAAATTACGAAAGAGTTCCAATGTGGTTATAGGTACTTATCAATCATTAACTAAAAAGGATGAGGAATACTTTAGCCAATTTGATGCAGTCTTTGTAGATGAAACTCATAAAGCAAAAGCAAACTCAATTCAGAAGATAATGGATAAATGCTGGCATTGTGATTATAGATTTGGTTTAAGTGGTACTATCCCTAAAAGAGGAACCGTAAATAGACTAAGTTTAATGTCGGCAATGGGACCATTAGTAACTCAAGTAAAGGCTGCTCACTTACAAGAAGAAGGTCATATTGCAAAATGTAAAGTATTACAAATCCACATGGAATATGCAACCGATGCACAAAAAGAAGCATTCTCATCTCTATCTAAAAATCCGTATGATAGACAGAAGCTATTTAGTTTAGAACAGAATTTTATTAATGAAAGTGAAAAGAGACTAGATTTTGTTTGTCAAGTAATTAAAAAGTCTACATCCAATTCACTAGTATTATTTCATAAAATAGCATACGGCGAAAAGATATATCAAAAACTTAGAGCAATAACGGATAAGAAGGTTTATTATGTAGACGGTTCTGTTAAGTCTGATTTTAGGGAAGAGTTTAAAAAAAGAATGGAAAAAAATGATGATGTTATCATTGTAGCTTCATATGGTACATTCTCAACCGGTATATCTATTAAAAATATCCACAACATATTTTTTACTGAATCATTTAAATCAGAAGTGATCATTAGACAATCAATCGGTAGAGGATTAAGAAAGCACTCATCTAAAGACGTAGTAAAAATATATGACTTTATTGATGATTTTAGATATAAAGTAGATGATCATGACTGGGTAAATTACATATATAGGCATGGCATGGAAAGAAGAAAAATTTATAAAGAGGAAAAGTTCCCATTCGAAGTACAGAATGTTAGATACTAATATAGAATATCTTTCTCATGAGAGATGGATATATAAAAAAAGAATCAAAAAAAGATAATTATAATGAAACCAATCAAAAAGT